GTTTCATTCAGAATCACCTTTTCTTTTTTCTCGGACATATCTGGCATAGTCCAGTATTCTTTCAATATCGTCATCTGTGATTTCTTCAGCCGGATCGCCAAACAGGGCGAACCGGAGCAGAGCGCCGTCATCCTTCGGGGTGGCGGCTTTTTTCATTTCTACAAGCGGAGCGTCACCGTATGACATGGTTGGATGACCTTCCATCAATTCATCAACCGTCACGCCGAAATACTCCGCGATTTTGAGCAGCGTGGTCTTTCTCGGCACTGACCCTTCCGACCATTTCTTGCCACTGTTGGCTGAATATCCGATTTCCTGTGATGCAACCGTTACGCCAACGCCTTTTTCCTTGCAGAGCCGAATGTAATTGTCAGAAAACACAAAATCATCTCCTTCAACTTGTGAACATCCACGAAAGTTTAGAAAGTTGATTATTTCGGTTGACAGTTAGTTATTTCAACTTTATAATGGGCAACGTGGTTGAGAAAGTTAACAAAGACCCAGACCCGAAGAAATCAATCTCCGCGTTTCGTGATATTCGGTTGTCTGCCAATAACAGAGTATCACATAGAGTTAACTTTTTCAACAAAAAATTACAAAATGGAGGTGAAGAAAATGCCCGAAGTATGGACTGGCGAAATCGTCAAGCGGATGCATCTGAACAATGTCAGCGCGAATGAGATCGCCAAAGAAGCCGGAGTCACCAGCGCATATGTGTCGATGCTTCTGCATAGCAAGCGGACTCCGGACGGAGCGCAGGAGATGCTCGAAGCGGCTCTGGATGCAATCATTAAACGGAAGGAGGAGTGACCCACATGGAAGAAAAGCACATGAACCGTCAGCTTCGAGTTGACCCGGAATTCCGCGACAAGATTCCACCGCTGACAGAGGACGAATTCAAACAGCTTGAGCAGAACATCCTCGCGGACGGCGAAATCTACGAGCCGATTATCGTCTGGAACGGCACGATTGTGGACGGTCACAACCGTTACAAGATCGCGCAGAAGCACCCGGAAATCCCGTTTAAGACGCGTGAGATGAACTTCCCAGATAAATGGGCGGCGTTCGATTGGATGTACGCGAAGCAGCTTGGGCGGCGAAATCTGAGCGATGAGAACCGAACCTATATCATTGGGAAGATGTATGAGGCGCGGAAGAAAACGCAAGGTAATCACGCAGAACGCGGCAAAGATGGCAGATACCTAAATTCGCAAAATGCGAACATAGGCGAAAGCAAACGCACCCCACGCACCGATGAAATCCTCGCCGCCGAGATCGGCGTAAATCATTCGACCGTCATCCGCTCCGAGAAATTCTCCAAAGGCATCGACGCGATCCGGGAGATGTCGCCGGATGCGGCTGACAAGATTCTTCGCGGCGGCACTGGCGTAAAAAAAGGCGACGTTCAGCAATTCACGACCATGTCCGATGAAGAACAAAAGGAATTCGTTTCCACCGTTTCGAGCGGAACCGTCAAGGAGCAGAAGAAAAAGAGTTCTGGCGGCAACAAGCAGAATCGCGCAATCGCAAAGGCCGTTGAAGCTGCTGTTGATGGCTTGCTGAACGGAACGGATGCGACCATCACGATTGACGATGTTGTTGAATCCGTCGAATCGTCTCTTGCGTCGTGCGCTCGTTCAATTCAGCAGATTATCAGCGCACATGGCTACGACCCAAACGGAGAGTATAAGGAACTGTTTGAAAGCGCAGTTGAGCGCGGAATTGAAAAAGTAAAGGAGATTTTCAATTGAAAGAGACTTACGAAGAAAAATACATCAACAGCTCTATGATCCAGAGCGATCCGGTGTATCAGCGCGAAATCAGCGAACCGCGTGTCCGCAGAATCATTAAAGAGTTTGACCCCAGACTCGTCAACCCTCCGAAGGTGTCTTTCCGCGACGGGAAGTACTACGTCTTCGATGGTCAGCATACAATCGCCGCTCTGGTCGCCATGAACGGCGGCAAGTCAACCACGATCAGATGCCATGTCTTTTACGGACTGACTCAGCTCGACGAAGCTGCGCTGTTCATCGCGCAGACGAAACTCACCGCAAGAGTATCAACCATCGATACGTTCCGCGCGCTGTACAAGATTGGTGACCCGGAAGTGTGTGAGATGGTGCGGCTGGCTCAGTCTGCCGGAGTTATCGTTGACTTCAAAAAGGGTCAGACGAAGCACCACGTTGTTGCGGTCAAAGCGTTGTTCAAAGCGTATCAGCTTCTGACGGCCGATCAGTTTGTGAAGATGCTCACCGTTATCGATCAAGCGTGGGATGGCGATCCCGTATCGTTCTGCGCTGAAATTCTCAGCGGCGTGAGCGTGTTCTTCAACACTTATAACGGCAGATTTAAGCCGACCGAACTTCGTAACAAACTGAAGAAGGTGTACCCGTGGGAGATTGTCCGCGAGGGCAAAGCATCCAACAGTCACGGCAATAACGGCGCGATCTTCGCCCGTGTCATTTTGCGGCATTACAACAAGAACCGCACGACCAATTATCTGGAGGATGTCCTGTGATGCCGCGTGTGACACTGTGGGTCTACTTCGACAACAAATGGTACATCCACGACAGCTTCACCGACCCGAACGCACTGGTTCAAGCCGTGAAGCAGCTCTGCGCCAATCCAGAAGTGAAAGACTTCAAAGTGACCCCGTGGTGACAGAGCCGGAATGAAAGGAGATAGCATGAAAACAAGACGATTCTATTTAATCGGCGACCCCGTGAAGCGTGACCGACTGAATCAGACCCTTCGCGTCATCGGCATGAGTCTGGTGCTTGGCTTCGCTTGCATCGGACTCGGAACCGTATTAATCACGGTCGTTCAGATTTTGGCTTGGGGGTGATTCAGATGCCGCCTAAGGACTATTCAAGACAGAATCCGAAGTGCGATCAGAACCGATATAGCTGCAACAAAAACTCGAAGGGCCGCTGCACGATTCTGCACGACACGCACTTCAAACGCGATTGCCCGTTCTACAAGGCAAGAGATATGGTCGCTGCTCAGCTCAGCGAGAAGGGAGAATGACATGGAAAAAGTGAAACGCAGTCTGATTCGGATCGAGCGCATTGATGGTGAAACCGTCATGTGCAGTCTGGACTCGGACGATGATTATGAACTCCTCGCCATGCTCGGCGACGGTCTGGCTCATTGGATTCATGAGAACCCGGACAAGTACCGGAGCGGACGCAGATTCATGCGGCGCGTCATGGAGGACTTCTACCCCGATTGGGTTGCTTACTGGCTCGACGGATGGAAGATGCGTCTGGTCGGCTGTGCAGCTCTGTTTGGGGTGCTTTATGGATTCGCGGCGCTGATGCAGCAGATTGGAGCGTAACGTGGAAAGCATCATCGAGAGAAACAAGCGGCTCGGCACTGAACGGATGATTCAAGAATTCCGTGTGAAGCAACAACTCCCGTATGAACTCAAGGTGAAACACGCCGAGATCCGCGCGAAGGAGTTTTACAGACATCCAGACATCGAAGCGTGTCACGTTTCGGTCGGTGGCTTGGACAGCATCACGCTCCTGTGTTTTCTTCGCTCCATCGGCATTGATGTTCCGGCTGTGTCCGTGTCCTCTCTGGAAGACAAGAGCATTCAGCGAATCCACAAGCAGCTCGGCGTGGTTCCGCTGAAGCCGATCAAATCAAAGATTGAGGTTCTGCGCGAATTTGGCTGGCCTGTGCTGTCAAAGGAGATCGCCGGAAAGATTAGCCTGTTGCAGAACCCGTCCGAGAAGAACGCAACCGTTCGTCATGCGATCATCACAGGCGAGACTGGCGAGTATGGCGGCTTCAGAACCGGAACGAGAATGAAGATGTCGCAAAAATGGCTTGAGCTTTTTGGCGGCTATGAGAACGAGAACGAGGGCGTTAATTACAAGATGCCGGATTTCAAGGTGTCCGACCGTTGCTGCTATTACTTGAAAGAAAAGCCGTGCGACGATTACGCAAAGCAGAACCATTCGTCGCCATATCTCGGCTTGATGGCTTCCGAGGGCGGCAGAAGGCAAAAGGCACTCATGATGCACGGGTGCAACTATATCTCAGCCGGAACAAAGCGAAGCGCTCCGTTTGCCATCTTTGACCGACAGGATTTGCTTCAGCTTGCTTTGGATCTGCACGTTCCCGTACCGGAGATTTACGGAGAGATTGTCAGAGACTCGGACGGCAAGCTCCGCACAACCAAAGCGCAGAGAACCGGATGTTCCATGTGCGGCTTTGGAATCCACATGGAAAAGCGCCCGCATCGGTTCGATTTCCTATGGAAGTCAAATCCGAAGGAATGGGAATTCTGGATGACCAGAGCCGACAAGATGCCGGACGGAACGCCGTACGGATGGGGACACATCCTTGATTACATCGGCGTTGAATGGCGTGAACCGTGGGAACAATTTGAAGACACGCAAAGCCAGAATTCACTTTTCGAGGAGGGAAATCAATGATCATTGCCCACACCAACTTTGACGGCTCTGACCCGACTCTTGACGCTGAGAGCCGCATTAAGCGCCTTGTGCGCGATCTGAAGGACTGCCGGAACGAACTGTGCTTGAAGTGTGGCGATTACAAACAGCGCCATTTAGGAGCCTGTGACGGTTGCAGATGGAAGGAGCCGATTGAATGATGAACCCTTGGGAGCGCATCTTCCGAACCATCGGCGAAGCGTCTGCGCTCGAAATGGTTGCTGAAGAAGCTGCCGAACTGAGCGCGGCGGCACTGAAAGCGGCTCGAATCCTGCGCGGCGACAATCCGGCGCGGATGGACTATCCAGAAGCCATGAAAGATGTTGTCGAGGAGATCGGCGACACGTTCAATGCGGTCAATGTGCTTGGCTCCGGCCTGATGCCGGATGGGCGCTTGGTTGACCCGTCTGCGATGGATGCGAAGATGAAGCGGTGGTATGACAGCTTATTCGGAGGTGGCTCGGATGGCTAAGAAAAGCGGATATCTGGATCGAATCGAACAAGCCAGACGAGAAGCGTTTTTCACGACTCAGCACTTCACAAAACAGTTGATTCTGGATCAAGCCGCCATTGTCCTAAATCGTGAATTTGGTTTCGGCGCTGACCGTCTGAAGCGGTTTACTGAAGCCATGAGCGACATCTATTCCGACTACGCTGACATTTGGAATGGCGACACGAAGGACGTTGAATACTCCAAAGCGGCTATGGATCGAGCGCTTCAGCAAATCTTCGGCAGCTATTTCGAGCCGTGGGAAATCAGATACGGGAGGAAGAAAAATGGACATCCCTGACGCGCCTTGGATCGAAGAAACCATGCGAACCGGATATTGCCGGAGCGGTTGGTGGAACAATCCACCTGAAGACGATTCTGACGATGAGGAAGGTGGCAATATTGATGAGTAAAGACTTGGTCGTTGTTATTCTGGCTCTGGCGTTTGCAGGAGCATCCGCGGCGCTTCTCGTTGTGCTTGCCAAACTACAAGAGGAAAAGGAACGCCGATGGGATGAGATCAGCAGGGCGGTCGATTTAGAGAAGCAACTCGATTGCGCGGCAAACGCTTATGAAGGTGTGACCGGAATGTACAGAACGATGTCAGCATACAGCGACATTGTAA